ATCTCCGTCTATTGTCTTATTAGTTAATGTTTGAGTATCGGTTGTTCCTACAAAAGCACCAGTCGGGTTCGTCTTTGCCGCTAAAATACTCCCATTCCCAGTTATTACACCAGTTAAGTTTGTTGTTGTTGCTGTTGTTACTGAATTAGGGCCTGTTGGTCCTGTGGCACCTGTGGCTCCTGTACTTCCTGTTGGTCCCGTAGGTCCCTCTGCCCCTGTTGGTCCAGTAGCACCTGTAGCTCCTGCTGGTCCTGTTGGACCCTTAGCACCTGTTTCCCCTGTACTACCCTTTGGACCTTGCGAGCCTGTTGCACCTTTATTACCAGTCATTCCCTTTGGTCCCTGTATACCAGTTGCACCTTTTGGACCTGTTGCACCTTTAGGACCAACTGCTGTAATATCTCCAGCCCCAAGTATTGAGGTTGAGTTTATTGTTTTAATGTTTACACCACTTTCAAGCACATCTTGTTTCTTGTCAAGCATAAACTTCGTCCTCCTCCCAGAAATAGACCTCGCTGTTGAAGATGTACCATCATTTATTTCGACTTCTGATATTTCTGTATAAGTCGTGTTTGTGTTAAGGGTTGAACCATAAGCATAGAAGTATGTACCATCATAGTATAAAGGAAGTGTGAATGAAGTCCCTGCGGCAACACTAATCAAAGAAGTTGTCGTTGCAACAGCCCCAACCCTTATTGTCTTATCCCCTGTACCATTTACATTCAAGGAAGCATTGGCAACTGAAAAACCATCGGTAAATGTTATTGCTAACATATCCCCTGCCCTTAGAGTATACCCCGTTATAGTTACCACCTTCTTTGCCGTAGTCCTTGCCGTTGTACAAGTCCCAGATATAACTGCACTTGTATTCGCTGTAACATTGCTACCATCTCCACTTAAAAACCCAGTCAAGTTGGTTGTTGTAGAAGTAGTTATGTTCGGCTCTGGCATTCCTTCTACAAACAGGTCCCAGTTAGTTGCCCAAGAAGCACCTACACCTGGCTCGGTTGAAGCTCCTGAAGTATGAGCAACTGTACATACATATCCACTTCCATCATTCTCTACCGTATCATTTACCGCATAGGCTGTTGAAGTTGCCCATGCACCCTTCCAAGTGTAAATATCTCCATCGGCACCTGTAGCACCTTTAGAACCAGTGGTACCTTTACTACCTGTGGGCCCTTTAGCACCAGTTGGTCCTTGTGGTCCTGTGCTACCTGTATCACCTTTGGGTCCAGTTGCACCTATGGGTCCTTGGTCGCCCGTGTCACCTTTAGGACCTGTACTACCCTGTGGACCCGTAGGACCTTGTGGTCCAGTCGGTCCTGTACTACCCACTTCCCCTTGCGGTCCCGTAGCACCTGTACTGCCTGTGTTTCCTGTCGCTCCCTTAGAGCCTGTAGGACCTTTTACGCCTGTAGCACCTTTGCTACCAGTTGGACCTCTATTACCTGTAACTCCCTTAGGACCTTGCGAGCCTGTTACACCCTTTGGTCCCTGTATACCAGTTGCACCTTTGGGTCCAGTTGCACCTATGGGTCCTTGGTCGCCCGTGTCACCTTTAGGACCTGGAACCGTACTGTTGTCCCCTGTGGCCCCCTTGGGACCTGTGGGACCAGTACTACCCTGTGGACCCGTAGAACCTTGTGGGCCTGTTGGACCTCTTGCCACAAATAACTCCCATTTACCCGCACTTAAATCAGTTGCAAACACTCCTGAAGTATGAGCAACTGTACATACATATCCACTTCCATTGTGTTCAACTGTTTCGTTTAGTCCGTAGGCTGTTGATGTAGCCCAAGCACCTTTCCAAGTGTAAGTAGCACCGTCTTGACCTGCTGGACCTGTGGGACCCTGAGGTCCTGTAGGACCTGGAACCGTACTGTTGTCCCCTGTAGCCCCCTTGGGACCTGTGGGACCAGTACTACCTTTAGGACCTGGTACCGTGCTGTCTGTACCAGTAGCCCCTTTGGCACCAGTAGTACCTTTAGGGCCAGTAGAACCTTTAGCACCAGTAGGGCCTTTCGCACCTGTAGAGCCTTTGCTACCAGTTGGACCCTTAACACCCTGCGTACCCGTGGCACCCTTATCACCAGTTTTACCTTTTTCACCTTTCTCTCCTGTGGAACCCCTTGGACCTGTAGGACCAGTAGGACCAGGTACTGTTGAATCAGCACCTGTAGGACCAGTTGAACCCCTATCTCCAGTTGCACCCTTAGGTCCTGTAGGACCTGGTACATTACTGTCGGCACCAGTGGCACCAGTCGTACCTTTTTCTCCTTGAATTGCGTGTTCTTCTATATAATCATGTAATTGATTAACACTCTCTTGTGTCCATAGGTTTGCAATATGCGCACCCTTAGCGAAATCCAATGCAACAGTCCCCTCCTTTGCTCTTTCTATTGTGAAGTTACTCCCACTGACTGCAGTCACATAAACAATCTCAAATGCTGGTGCTTGGGCTGGGGAATTATATCCCTCTTCCCAAATCGTACAAGGGAAAGTCCCCTCATTAAGAAAGTTTGCAGGATGCTTTACCTTACAAGTCGTTGCTGAGTCAGTTAGGTTTGCATCTAATACAGACTTAGCATTATTTTTTACCTTTAACCACTCTGTCATATTTTAATTTCGCTCTATTTAATGTCGTCCTCGTAATCCACTATCAACCACACACTTGTAGCCCCACTCCCTGACTCTGTATCAGTTACCTTTATAAACTCAAAAGAATCTTCAGGGCTCATTGTTATAAAGTCCCCTGTCTTAGAACTAAGGACTAAGTTAGCAACCCTAGTCAACCCCTCAGCATTGGAGTTAGTAGCATTACTTATCCACTTCTTGTAATCTACAAGAGTTGCCCCCACACCTACCTTTGCAGTAATGGTTGCGCTTCCAGAGGCATGGGTGGACCTGTCAGCCAACAAGACAACCCTTTTAGCACCCAGTATATTTACCGAGCCTGAAGAGGTTGTTGAGGTAACAGCACTCATTAGTTTGATTATTTTTCTCATAATATAATATGTTATATCTTATACCTTATAGTCTAAGGTCTAGGCCCCTACTTGTCAACACCCTCTCCATAGTCCTTTGTCCCCTTGAAGTCTGGTCTTAATTCCTGTGTAGTAGACCAGTAATGTTCTGCATAATTTATTCCTATTTCTTGATTCACATACCCCTTGTGGAATACTGGGGCGAATGAATAAGCAGGAAGTATTCTATGGTCATTCTCATCAACGACCTCGGTCAATAACCCTGGACCCACTTTCTCATAACTAGGGTAAAACTCCTCTACTTTCCCCTGCCTGTTAACAAGCTCCACCAAATACTCGTGCCCCTTAATACAGCCCAGGGGAGAATTGTTCAGTCTTAAATCTCCATCCTCTGCTCGTATAGTCATAAAATCCCATGACATAAATGGTGCATTCTTGATTGTCTGCGTGCATTTCATATCGGCGTCAATATACACTCCACCATAATCTCTTAATATCTGTGCCCTTGCAATATCGCTACACCCTGCATAGTCTTTCTTCTTGTAATACATATCGTACAATTGCCTATTGTCCAGGTTCAAGTCATCTATTTCCTTTTCAGTCCATAGCTTGTACTCAAACTCAGGGTTCATTTCTCTCCAAGTTCTCATCCACTTCTCAGGTCTTTCTTTTTCCCCTATCCATATTTGGTGAATAATCTCTGGCATTGTATTCATTGGAGTAAGTTGCCCGTGCCAAAGCAGTGGGTCTTCTGTACCAATATACCTCCAATCATAGCCCCTGAACCCCTCTGAATACCTTGTCCTTTGTGCATCGTGGAGTAATACCACCCCATCTGGCTTAAGTATTGTCTTTGCGTGTTGCAAACACTTAACTCTGTTTCTCCCATCCACATAAATCAAATCAAACTTCCCCTTGGGTTTTAGGTATTCCTCACTATCCTTATCAGCAAGGACTAACTTCACCCTCTTGTTTTTCCCACACCACTGCTTGACTTGCTCATACCACCTCTCGTCATGCTCCATTCCAGTCCAAGTGTAATCAACCCCTGCATTGTCCAAAAGTTCTGTGAAATACTTTGTTCCCTTGCCTGTACCCCATTCCAGTACATCTATTTTATCCTTTCTTTGCAGTAAGTTTTCAAAGTAAAACAATCCATCCTTATTCAAATCCATAGGGAGCATACTGTCTTCCCCTACTGGTCTCAACCTATTGTCTTGTCCTACTATAAAATCCTGTTCCACTTGTTTCTCTCTTACAAACAATACTCCTTGATTGGTCGCACCTTGGGCGAACTCCCTCCACCTTTTAGCATTCCCCTCGTCCATATGGTCTGCAATAAACTCAATGGCTTCCTTGAAGTGTGTGTTGTATTTAATCGCCTCCCACGCACTGTCACAGGCTTCGTTATACTTACCCAATTCTGCAAAACACCTTGCCCTCATAAGGTAAGCATCATTCTTCTCGGCTAAATAACCACTCCTTTTAATATACTCGTCGTACTCCTTAATCGCATTAGCCCACTCTTTCTTGTAATAATATTCTCTTGCTAAATAAAACCTCTCCCTTGCCAATTCAGGGTCTTCCTTTACCGCTTTCTTAAGAATCCTAAACGTCCTCTCTGGGTCTAATTGGTGTGCAGGAGAATAACCATAAGTTGTGGAAATCATATCCTTAGCATTAAACTGCTTTCTCCCCTTGCTGTCTTCTACATAATTATGTGCGTCCCCTCCCCAATGCACCCCCTCATCATTCCTAAATATTCTTGGGAAGTAATGAGTGTCATTAGAGTTCTCTCCTATTAGCGTTATTAAAACCCTACTATATTCCTCTCCTACCCCTGCTAAAACCTTTCTCACCTCTTCTACTGACTCATTAAGTACCTCATCAGCATCTATGCTAAGTATCCAGTCATACTCCTTAGGGACTTTACCCTTAACAAAGTTTCTAGCCTTTGCAAAGGAGTCTTCCCACTCATACTCCGTATACACCTTGTCCGTGTATTTCCTCGCTATTTCTACTGTGGAATCTTTTGAGCCTGTATCGGCTATTACTATCTCGTCTACACCCTTAAGAGAGTCTAGACAACGAGCAAGCATTGCCTCCTCGTTCTTGACTATTAGTGCAGCACATATAGTTGGGGATTTTTTATTTGCCATACTGTGTTGGTAATATATTATTACCTTATACTAACATAACCTTGTCATGACATCAATGTCCTGTAATAAACTTCTCAGCACAACCCAGAGGTCAGTGCCTGTAGGGTTGTGTCAAAAGTCTATACTAACTTCCTGTTGGACCTGTTGGACCTGTAGGACCTGTAGCCCCCTTAGGACCTGTTGGACCTGTAGGACCTGTAGGACCAGTAGCCCCCTTAGGACCTGTTGGACCCGTTGCTACTGAAATGTCCCCCGTAGAGTTTACTATCTTAATAGCAGTTCCACCTAAACCAACAGAAATACTCTTAACAATAAGGTTGCCCTCACTATCAATTATCTGTTTGCCGTTTATAGAAAAGCCGTCACTGGCATTTACCCCAGTGTGAGTCGTATAGATTTTTCCACCTATTCTTGTACTCATTAGAATTAAAAAATAAAGTTAATCTCTTTTAGCCGAGGTTCACCTACTCGGTCAACTTAACTTAAAGGGGTGGGATTTACACCTCCCACCAGGGTGTCACAAGCCTTGGTTATGCTGTGTAGGTTGTCCCATCGCCCAATGAACCTGCGATGCCATACCAACCACTGATTCCGACTGCAAAGACATCTCTGACTTTTGCAAACCATACATCAGTGTCATCGTCTTCCCATGCGTTTACTTCGAAGTCCTGAAGTTGTTTGAACTTCAATACCTTCTTAGCATAGTAAGGGTCGAGTAAGAAGTATCTCTTATCCCAAGCCTCACGGTCTGTAGAAGTGGTTTCACCCATCTTATAAGCAAATCTCCAAGAAATGTAAGGATTGACCAAGACGTCAACGTTTCTCCCTTTCCAGTAGTTAACTGAGTTATCTGCTGTGCCTGGAGTTCCATCTGCCTCGGCAATCTGTAGTGCTGCCTCTCTGTTGTATGGGGTTACCATTAACATCAACTGAGAGTTAAGACCTACATCAATAGGAATACCCTTGTTGGAGTAAACCTCAATTAGTACATCCTCAAGTAATTTGAGGTTCTCATAAGAAAGTGCTCTCTGAATACCATCAATGAAGGTATTTCTCTGTGCAGCCCCACCATCTTTTCTTGGGTGTGCGACTGAAATAAGATTCTTACCATCACCATAAACTGGAGTAGCTCCAAATGCTTGCCTGAAAATAGAGAATGCTTGAACATCTCTACTCTGAGCAGCCTTCTTAGAAAGCTCCTTAGAATTTTCCTGAACCTTGTTATAAAGGTCAGTCTGTCGGAGTAATTTAGAGACTGATATTTTTCTCTTAAATACCTTTTGCTGGTATCTCCACATATATCCAATTAGGAACTCATCCTCTGGAGACGCTGCCGCCTCACCAACCTCTTCCAAGAAGTCAATTCCTGCAATGCTGGAATCATCCTCGTAGAGCCTTGAGGTTGTTTCTAAGGTAAAGACCTTAGGAAATATAGGAGAATACAATTTAGCCTCTTCCTCCATCCACATTTCAATCCCTGGAGCTGTTAGCTCTGGATGTGTACTTGTTAAATGTGTTGCCATTGTATCATCAAATTATCTTAAATAAATTCTGGACTACTGTCCAAATATCTGACCCTCTACGACTTTCACATCGAGAGCTCTTGGACTGCCCTTTCCAGGATGTCCAACAATCAGGAACTGCTCTTTTGCTGAGGTTGCAGTTGCTTTGCCAAATTCGCTTGACGCTGTGGTCGAAACGTTTATGTAGTTTCCTACCTTTTTGGCTGCGGCTGTTGCACCAACGTCAGCATTAGCGAGTCCTCTTATGACATCGTTAGGCTGAACAGGAACAACTTTTATTCTTAGACCAATAGCGTTACCACTAGCTGGGGTCAAAGATACTCCATCTACATAAGTATCACCTGCATTCTTCTGTCCTGCAAGTAAATTCTTATAGGGAGTGTTTCCATCTGCACCAACAAATCCTACGCAAATTCCATAAATTGGGTCAGTTACTGCATCAGAGGGCTCAACCGTTCCTCCTGCGAGTTTAACAGCACCACCCATATAAAAGGTTTCATTGCCCTTTGCAAGAAAAGTTTCAGCTGGCCTGGCAGATGCACCATCACCATATTTTACGATTTTCATTTTGTTAGTTTTCTAAATTAACTATTCACTCTTTCGAGCGAGCCTTAAAGCATAGGCTTGCCTATACTCTTCAGCTTCTTTGTCCTTCAAGCCTCTATTTCGTATTTCTTGTTCTACAAAGGCTTGGTGTTTCTTGGGGAGTGTAAAGGCACTGCCTTTTGAACCACTACCTGAACCACTCATTCCTCTGTTTACTCCAATCATACTGTCTCTAACAGCTTCAACATAACCCTCTTCCTGAATTTCCTCAGGAGACAAAACTACCCTTCTAGCAGCATTTAGTGCCTCACTAGGACTCATACCTTTTTCTAAATCAAAGTATTCTGCCTGTGCGATTATGGCATTGCGTGCCACAGGAGTTAGGTCCTTGTTGTCGTCCCTGTTAAAGAACTCCTTAGAAGCCTGTGCTTGTGCTTCAAATTTCGCCATTACTTCTTGGTCCTTTTGACTCATCCAGGATTCCCTTATGGGATTTGCTGTTTGAGTGGACGGAAGTGCCTGCTCTTGTTGCCCACTTGCCTGAGGAGTGTTTCTTGCATTGCCCTTCTGGGGTGCAACCTCACTATCATATATATTCATATAATAGATTTTCTCTTCAGGGGTAAGCCCCTTTCCGTCTAAGTAGCCCTCAAAAGTTTCTCGGTCTTTTGTCACCGTAGCGAGTAATTCTCGCTGTATTTGCTCCTTCTCTTCCTTGAGAAGCCTGGCTTCCTTAGAACTAGCACTGTACTTTTCCCGTAGCTCTTCTACGGAGAGGTCTTTACCCTCTGTTTGAGACCCTTCTTTTTTCTTGGCGTCCTCGTTGCTGCTCTCAACTGCAGGGGAGGATTCCGAAGGTGTTTCAGGAGTTGCCACAGACTCTTCAATCTGGGGGTCCTGGACGATTTTTTCTTCGTCTGCCATAACATAAATTGTTAAAGAATTTAATTAAACCCAAAAAGGGTTCATGCCTAGAAATACAAATTACTTCTAAACACAAACCCTCTATGATTAGTCGGGCAATAAATTGTATCTTAATATAACCTTACTCCTTACTTTTGTCAACCTTGTCTTTTTCTACCCTGGTTAACTCTGGCAAAAATACAGAGAAAAACCATACTATACCCAAAGTACCATACTTCAATTCACTCGCCATTGCACTCATGGCTTCTACACTCACATTCTCCGAAGACACTATTTTATTACTGCACTTATTATTCCAGGCATTTAGTGCGTCTTGTTTTAGTGCACCCCACTCCTGCGATTTAAGTGTAGCCCTTAATTGCTCTAAACTATTCTCGTCTAATGTTTTCTTCATTTAATAACAGTAATAATTTAATACATCCCCATTCCAGATTCGTCTGAGGGCGCTATTTGATTAGGAACTGGAATCCCCCCCTCGTTTGGTAACCCCATTGCACCACTTACTAATGGTACAGTCGGTGCATTGTTTCTAGGCATTCCTGGCTGTGCAGGCTGTGCAGGTTGTCCACTCATTGCTTGGTCGAATGCTTCACTTGCCCCAATCGCTGCTTCACTTGCCCCCTGGGCTAGTAGGTTGTCAGTCTTTGAGTGTTCGGTTAGTTTCTTCTTATAGTCTAATACTGCTGCTACAAACTTCTGTGTTCCCTCGTCAGGCATACCCATCATTTCAATAAACTCTGGATTGTCCACTGTGTTATTAAGTCTTAGTAATTCAACAGCATGGGTGTATCTGTGGGCTTGTGGTTCTCCTGGGATTCCCTCTACATCCTCACCATCCATCATGGCTTTCTGCTGTTCCTGTGCTTGTCTTATTTCGTCTATTCTGTCCTCGTCTTCGTCTATTAGTAAGTCCTTGTCTCTGACTTTCATTTGGTCAAGGTACCAGCCTAGTAATTTTCTTATATGAATAGTAGCAGGTACTCCTGGTCTTATTTCAGCACCTGGTTCTCCTGCGAATGGTGCTAATTGTGGGAGTATTTCCTGTGCCTTTCTCATTTGGAATGCTTCACTTATTGGTGCTACAAAATCGGCTGAAATGTAAACCCTAGGCTCTCCTGTCCATTCAAACATCTTCTTGTCCAGCCTGATAATCTGTGAACCCTTTATTTCGGCAGTCTTCATTTGACCCTCGTCGTCGTACAGTCTAATGTCTTCAAGTTTCAATTCTCTCATTTGCTTCTTGCCTAATTCCAATGCAGCCTTTTTAGTTGGCATACTGTAGAACTGGCAAAACCTACTTTCAAGTAGTTGTCCCCAGTGGTTCATACCCTGCATTAAAGTGTCCATATACATATTAACAATGTCACTCATTGTTTCTTTCATTGCGATTGTGTTAGTGGCTGGTGTGGAACTCATTGGCAAAGACAAGCCCTGTGGGTTAATACCTGTATTCATGACTGCTTCGTCCTTTAATTCCTCACTTATTCTCCAACTATCAAATGGTATGTCTGGGGTTTCCATGACTTTCACCTGGTTTACATCCGTGACCTTAACAAGTTGCCCTGGTTCTATACTGTCCACCTGATTGTCAACATCCCCGAAGATAGTGTCCCCCACAAATACAGGAGCCTCTATCTTAAACCTTGTGTTCCTTATCCTTGCATTCTTATTTGCTGCGTCTTCTGCCGATAATTGAAGAACTGCATCCACAATCCCCATGCCATAGAAATGACCAGGGTGCTTTATTAAATGGAATGCTACGAATGGGTGTCTCTTGTCCTGGTAAGGAATAGGACCCTCTTTAATAAGTATATCGTCCACTATGATTACTTCCGAGTCTGTTTCTATGTTATAGTAGAATATCACCTCACAGAACCCACTCTCTATATCCCTGTCAGTCTTGTAGAATGGACTTGAATAACTCTCCCTGTTACTACTTGTAATGAGGTCTAAGTTTCTTACATCTCCATCCCCCTCAAACATCATACGAACCTGCGAGGGAGTTGCATAAAGCACTCCAGCACAGTCTGTTGCCACATGATTAGAACCATGCAAATTCTGTGCACTAGGGTCTACATAGAAATCTCTCAAGTTCCAAGGCACAAAGTCCACATCCTCAAAATCAACCCTTGTTTCTTTCTTATACCCCATCTTAGGTAACTCCCCCTGCTTAATCTTCTTTTTATCAACATCAGGAGCCACAGGCTTCATAACCTCCCTAATCCTCACACTATAAGGAATGTAGGCAATAGAAGTGCCAAAGATTTTCGCCGATTTGGAAGAGTCAAAAAACCTGTACCTAATATCAGGGTTTCTTCTAAAGTAATCCTGGAATAAATACCTGTGAGTAATCGCCCTGCCCTGGTCTTCATCACTCTCATTCCTTGCTTCCACTAAGAAGTCTATTTGCTGTTTTCTCTCTCTTGCATCAATCTGAGTAATAGTTCTGTATGCCATACCAGACTTTAAGTTAGGCTGTGGGTCTTCTTGGTCAAACTTCGCATACATTAAATAATTCTTTTCCACTAAATCCCAGTGATTGTCCCAGGAGGCAGACCCGTCCGTATTGGTCAAATAACAATTACTCTGCCTGGCTTGGTACATTTGCCTAATTCTGTTTCGAATCTTACCAACAGTCTCCCACTCCTCTTTTTTCTTCCAAACACTGTAATTAGGCTCGTAATTTTCCTCAACCTTGTCTAGGGTGGTCAATAATTTTTTAGTATTCTCTGTCAATGCTCTGAAATTTTTAAGTTATACTAATATACTACCCTATTTATTCAGACTCGTCAACTGTGGAGTAAGGTTTGTAGTTTCTCGTAATTCGGATATTCTCTATCTCCCCCTCCACTACGGTAATCTCCACGGTTCCCCACGCTAAGTCCTTGAAGATATTATTCAATTCTATCAAGGTCTCAGGATTGGAAAACTCTTCCCTTGCCAATTCTGCTGTGGCTTGAATACTACTACTTAGTTTTGCTTTCTTTAACATACTTTCCCTTTGACAACTTAACGGCTACTGTGTCTGCCATTCCCTTGAGTCTTTCTACATCACTATCATCCTCAGGAACCCACTCATGCACCATAAGTTTATGAACATGAACCCTCTTTGCAGTCCTTGTTTTAGTTTCTTCATCTTTCTCATATTCCATCTTAAAGTTGTTGTGCTCACTAACCCACTCCCACTGAGGTTCTGTCAGTTCACACAATAACCTTGAAGTAGAGAGATTGTCCTTGCCCTCCTCAAATGGGGGTAGTTCTGCAAGGATACCCATTTCTTCCTTAAGTCTGTTTATCTCGTTAATATCATCCTTTTCCTCCACATTGTTAGACTGCCAGAAATAACTCTGGTCATCAGTCCAGTGCTCCTTAGGAATATCTATTGTGATACTGAGATACTTTCGTAACTCATTCTCTAAGATAGCCCTTGGTTTCCTCTCATAAGAGAGTCTCTCCTCCTCAAGGACTCTTCCCTTACGAACAACCTCTACGGGCTTCTTAACGACCCTCTGAGAGCCTATTTGATACCTCGCTGCCAATTGTGCCAACTTTGCATCGTCTAAGTCTGAGAGCCTCTTTACAGACGCTTCTAGGGCAAGTCTGTTATTTTTTACTAGAACCTTCATATTAAATATATTAAAAAATTAAATACCTAAATCCCCGTAAACGGGTCTCGTTGTCTTTGAACAGTCTTTACAGCCCCCTGAGAACTCACTGGAACATGGTGGCTGATGACATACCTGAGTGCGTCCATTGCGTCGTCAAAAATCTTTCTAGGAGCATCTTTCTTCTTTGCCGCAAGTCTCATCATTTCATCCTCTTCTGCACTCCCACTACTGCCTGTAATCCACACATAGTTTTCAAACTCCCTTATCGTATTCACACAGTTACTTGTAATGTATAACTTCGGCTTTTTACTCACTATGTCCACATTAAGTCTCTTCTTCACATCATCAATGCCTGCTTGTACACTGTCCCTGCCCTTTATCGTTGGTGTAATATGGTACCCTGCCCTTGTGTAGTCCATTATCAACTGCTTTGCTTGTGAGTCTCCCCAACGAACCCTTGGTCTTTGCTGTTTTAATACCCCTAACCAATAATTCTCTTTCGCTTTTAATGCTTCTAAATGCTTATCGCTACTTATATTACTTTCATAGTATTCGTCCACTACATAAGCAGTGTCGTCATTCTGGGAAAATAATACAAATACAGCAGCAGTAGGGTGTGCACCCCCAAAGTCAATACCAACCTCCAAACTCCAACGAGAAGATATAATGTCAGGGTCTACTTCCTTTATTACATGAATGTCTCTATCAAAATTCTGATACACAAGTCCACTCCTCTTTTTGAACAATGCTTCGTACTCTTGACTGTACAAGTCTTCCCCCAATTCAGCCCTAGCACTCTCTAATTCCTTTTTACTCAATACAGGATTCACCTCACTGGGCATTCTGAATGCTTCCCAGTCAGAGTCTCCACTGTTTTGTGCATAATCGAACAATTCAAAAAAATGGTTATACCCTCTCGGTGTGCTAATTATAATTGCCCAGCCCCCCTTGTCTGACAGGGACGGTCGTATAATCTCTTTCCATATAGGGGAACTTCCATAAGTGTCCACAGCATACTCGTCCAGTACAACCCCATCCAATCCAGTACCAAGCAGGTTATCAGGTCTTTCTACCCCTTTTAATTCTAATAAACTCCCATTACTAAACTCTACCGATAAATTGGTTTCGTTAATCCTCATTCTCTTTTGCTCCAATGCAGGGAGCATTCTAATTCGGCTCATTAAATACCTCCACGAAATGGTTTTTGCCTGACGAAAGGTCGGAGCCACAGCCCAGTAGGTATGATTAGAATTAGCCAAACAATGTTCTAATAGTGTGTTTATTGCAAGCACTGATTTTCCAAACCTCCTACCACAACACACCACCTTAAACCTTGCATTGCTTTTAAGGACTGTTTTCTGTCCCTCGTGAGGTTCAGTGTATCTCTTACCACCGACTGTGAAATCATAAAAGTTAATCATTGCTATCCTCCTTTTCATCCTTCATACTACTCCAAGCAACTACATTCACTTGGGTTTCAGGTGTGCCACTGTCCACCATTTGTTCTACAAAACTCAATTTCGCTATATACTGCATATACTGCAATTCCAGCTGTTTTACCTTTACCTTATCCCCTGTACTCTTTGCATCATTGAATAACTCCTCACACTTCCTCACATTCTCCCAAGCCCTCTTAATCTGTATAGCCCTCTCAGTCTTCGCATACTCCACAATATTGCCACTCTCCTTAAGCCACCTCTCTTTGACCTCATCCCTAACCCTTGTAATAACCCTAATGCTCATTCTCGGCAAACCTAACCATACCCTGATATCATAAGCATCTAGCAATCCCATTATCATAGCAGACTCAACCAAGTTTCCTATGGCTTGCTCTTTTTGTGCTGGTGGAAGTTCCTTTAATAATTGAGCCCTTACGGGGGCTTCTACTGCCGCTAATTGATTCGGCGTGGATTGTATGCTTTCCAATGTCTTGTTCATACTAACTATACTCTACACACTATCTATACACTTGTCAACTACTCTCCTTTTAAGACTAAATCTTCTTTCCTACCCTGACTCGCACCTGCACAACGACCAAGTATGTACTCTGGTTCTTTTAAGTAAAGTTCTATCGCCCCAGGGTTTTTTTCTAACCATTCCATAGCCAATACTCGGACTTTTTCACTTGTGGTTTTTAAGGAAGTGTTCCAATAAACATACTTGGTTATGTCTCTTAGCAATCTTCCCCTTGTAAATGCAACTTTCTTTTTTTCCATATAACCTTATTACTTAACTTATAACCTAACCTTAGGAAATGGCTAGAAACGGCTTCTAGTTCCTCTTGTTCTTGATTAACACAAAAATGAAAATCAGAAACCAATGATTTCCTAAAAATAAGCAACAAAAAATAAGACTCTTGTTACTAAACTTCTTCTATTACCAAGTCGTACTCACTTGGAAAGAGCCAATACATATATGCAACTTTTACTTCACTCACCTAACCTCGAGGTGTCCGTGTAGTATCCGTATTCTCTTACAGTTCCTTAGCCTTTCGACTAACACATCAGCCATGCCCTCTAACCTGTAAGTCAGAAAGAGGTTAAGATGTGCCTTCCAGCCCCTTGAGTACTGGGGGTAGTAGACAGTATCTACTACACTCAATCCTCAATCCAAAACAGAAAAGACACCATTGCTGGTGCCTGTACTGATGATAAATAATCTAGACTTTCGCCAAAGAATATTTCTTTAATTTTGTCTAGCTTATTTTCCATACCCTAATATACACAAACCACTACCAAATGTCAAGTGTCTTATAGTGGTAGTCTATAGCCACTTGTAAATACAAAATCCATATGGTAGTATGTCAATACAATAAATAAATTCATTAAATGCAGTATGAAGATAAACAACAAGTACAGCATGGGTAGTAAAGTATTTTACCCGAGTGCAGACCTTTCCAATCCCTCAATAATCAAGAGTACAGTGATTGGTGTGAGTTATTACAAGGATGGTGAGGAGGAGTTAATCTCCTACAGGACTGAGCATTCTTATGGAGTGAGGGAAGAGCATCTTAGCAAAGGTAGTGGTGGGGCAAAGAAGACCCTTATTAAGCTCATGGAGGACAAGAAGGGGGAATTTTTAACAAAGTTTGATGAAGCTATTAAGCTTACAAAGGAAATGTCCCCAAAGAACTTACTTAATAGATTGCCCAATGAAACAGCAGACCCTGACGGAGAAATATAAAGCAGGCTCGGAGTACATAATCAAAACCCAAAGGTGGTGTTGGAGGAATTCCACGCCACTATGGTTTTTCAAAAAACCTACTCAGGACCAATTGGATAATTGCTTTGAAGTATGGAGCCTTACACCATAGTCTTGTAAAGTCGCTCAATGTACTCTGCTACCTCACTCTCACTTAATTGCCT